TCCGGCAATTCATATCTTTTGCCATTCAAAATTTCGGTACATCTTTGGTTTCCCGCCTCAACGTCCGTATCGCCCGGTCTATGGCATCTCCGATAATCGTGGGGTTCGGCTGTTTTCCCCGGCCGCCCCGCCGCCATTTCTGAAAATGATGCAGGATGCGGACAGCCTGAACCTCGTCCGGCTTGTCGTCCTGAAAACTGCACATTTCCCCGCAATGCTGTATATTCAGGGTAATGATACATTGCCCGTAGCCGTCTATGCCTTCATTCTTCAGAAAAGCACACTCGCCGCACTTACAGTACTTTTTCATCTTTCTCCAGTTCTTCAATCAGAGCGTCGGCAATCATGACGGAGCTTTTCGCAATGATTCCCGGAATAGCCTTGTCGCCATCGAAACCATTGCCGGCTGCCAAACATCCGGATATTTCGCTTTGCATCGCCTGCCCGGCATACACCCGCCGCCAGTACTCGCGGTCAGTATTTAAGTTTTGCTTAATAGCTGTCCCGACCATTTTGCGGGCGCCAGCAATATGGTCATACTCTCCCCGCTCCAGCTTCTCCAGATAGTCATCGTCGCGCATCATCAGGTCGTCCTCACTTGCAATATCAGGGTACATTTGTCCGTTTTCAAGATAAGCACCAATTTCGGAATACAGTTTTTTAGGGTCGCCATAAACAAGCACCCTAACAGGCAGGTAGGCACTATTTGTGATGTGTGAAAATTCAACGGGAAGCCCGCCCCTCGTGCACACCGCCGCACCTCGCTTGGCGGCCTCCAAATCGAAATTCTTCATGGTTTATTCAGTTTTAAGTTTCTCATAGCGATTTCCACATCCACACAGAAGCCGGTTCATCATAATCGGCATAATCTTCATACCCCCGGCGTTTATACCAATCGTGCATCCATGCTGACCTATCGGTCCATAAAACGCATGAATCATAGCCTAACGCGCGAGCAATATTCTCCAGCGTGGTCAATAGTTCATTTCCATAGCCTTTTCGTCGCTTACGACGGTCTACCTTTACGTTCTTGAACACGGCGACGGATTGTCCTCTATGGCTGTATATGTCCGCTTTGCTGCATCCGTGTAGGGTTACGTGCAATTTCAAGTCAAGCATGTTCTCATTCTTTTACAAATTTCACATCTTCGTCCGCCCCGATGATTCCCTGGCGGCGCAGGCGTTTGATGAAGTTCTTCATGTTCAACGCCTGTTCGTAGTAGCAGTCCTTTTCAACCTTCACGTTGAATCGGTGTTTGATTTGCATCTTCGGACCTTTCTCCGTATCATAGAAATACCCCGAACGCATCTCCACGGTCGCTTTCGAAGCCTCCCGCGTAGTCGCATTGAACTTGTAAAGGGTGTGACCGGGGACCTTCGTCAAACGACCGATCAGTTTGTATTCGTTCTGTTTCTTCTCGACGGCTTCGATCTGCGCCTTGCAAATCTTCTCGTTCGTGAGGCCGTCATGTGGAGTTAGAATATCCATAGCTCTATTCGTGAATCTCGCGCCAGCCGATGACTTGCTCATCCGATATTTCCCATTCTTCGGAATCGGCGTACCACCACCCCTCGTCACCCCGGTCTGCTAACGCATAACCTCTTCCGAAGTTGAGTTTTACTAACACAACCTTTTCAATAGGCGGCAACTCCTCTTTCGGGTCATGCCAACGGATCAGCTCTTCACGCTCATCTTCAGCCCCCTGACAATACGCTGCAAAGGCCGCATCGGCTCGTTCTCCTTTCAAGTCATGCGCATCTCGTCGGTATTGATGCGCGTATTCTCGTGCTCTTTCCTCAATCGTTTCCATGTTTCAAGTTCTTTAAAGTGTTTAAAGATATTTACAGTTTTTTCGAGATTTTACGAGAATCTCGCTATTTCAAAAACTCCACTTCTTATCGCCGAAACACTTTCGAATAACGTCATCTCTATCATCATCGGACGACATCCTCCATTTATACCTGTCGTAAATGATATTCCCGACATATTCTCCCGTATTCTTATAAACCGACACAACTACATCGTCGCTGCCAGCTAAAGGCTCTGTAATAAAGTAAGCCATATCGTATTATTTTTCACTCTTTTTGAAATATTCGATAATCTCTGCGACCGTGGCCTTGCGGCAAGTAAGAGAATAAGCAAGGTTTGTATTTCGATTTTTGTGCACACAATACGAACTCCCGGCTAACTCGGTAACAAAATACTGCTCGTTGTAATTCTCATCGTTCATCGCCGCCAGCGCCTTGAACAGCTCGATGTTTTCGCCACAGTCAATAAATGCTGGTGATTTGGGTGTCTTAGCCCAAATACCAACATAACCATCCAAATCAGGATCGTAAGGTTCCGTAACTATTACCCAGTCTTTATGATAATCGCTTGATGTGACGGCAGGAGATACATACCGGCCTATACTCGACAGCCACACAGCCAGTTCTTTCCGCTTCTCCGCATCCTCGACGCGGACAAAGCACGGGGTGGTGAATTTCATCCTATTCTTGTCGTTTTAGATTGTTTGTCCTGTTGATCTCCGCGGCAATAGCCTCGACGGTCTTGCCCCGGCCTCGGCCATTACGGCGCACACGTTCTATTCTCTGGAACCGCCGAATAACTCCCGTTGGTTGAAGGTATTCATCGAGACCTGAATAGGCGACAATCTCATTGAGCCATTCCTTTACGTCGAATCCATCCGGTGGTCCCTGCCAAATACCATCAATCAAAAAGTTTTTCATTCCTCGGTCATGTTTTGGACAAAAAGTAGTTTTGTCGCACATTTGTCGGGGTCTAATGCGCAGGCCCCCGTTTCATAGCATGCACATTCGCTGCAATACGCTTTAATCGCTTTCTCACGCATTCGCATCTCGGCATCCTGCTCGGCAAGTTCGATAGCGGTAGACACATCCCATCTTGACACGACCAACTCGCGCCCTCCGAATCTTTCAGCATACTCTTGTGCCGTACACGTGGCATGTGTAATGTATTCCTTTGCATTTTCGCTTTTCATGGCTCAATCGTTTTCATCGTTATCGTCATCGGGATAGCTCACATCCTCATAGTTCACGCAGAAGTCGAAGCCCGGATCATTGTCGAATACGCCTTTGGTTTGGCATTCTTCGTATTTTCGGCAGTTGTAGCAATGACATTCGTTTATTAGTCTGTTGGTCTTCATTTTTCTCTTTCCTTTTAGCTCCGCAACGCGGCGGAGGATAAAGTTCTCTCGGTATGCCATATACATCCGGTAATTCCATCATTCAACAAATTCCGAAAAATGAATCGGATGTATCATGCGTATTGGAGCTAACTTCTTGTCAGCCTCCCGCCGCAGTCGTTTCGGTAGGCGTGTTTTCATCGTTTAATCAACTTTGCATGTAAACCATCAATCTCATACTCCCGGTAGCATTTATCGCAGATGATTGGCCCATCCTCATAAACCGGGCATTCCAAATCTTCCCAAACGTCAGTATAATTAATGCCCCTCGCCTGAATATCATTTCCGCAAATGCACCTGAACTCACAGACGACTTTATACTTAATATCTTCCACATGAATGTATACATCCAACCGGCCATCATTGGCATCCTTTTCCCGTTGTGTACGTTCGCGCTCGATCTTCTGCAAAAGCGCGATTTGTTTGGGATTGCCGATTTCAGGTTTTACCTCTATATCCCCGCGCATAAACTTGCCATCCACGAGGCGCAACGGCATTCTTACTGCATGTCTCATAACTCCAACTCGTAACCGTTAGACACAAGCCACTCAATAGCGTCTTCCAGCAGATGCAAGAAAGAGATTCGATCCTGCCATCCAACCTGCGTCTCTTCATCTCCCCAATACAAACACCAACAAGGGCTGGTGGACGAACAGGCCTCAATGTGCAAAATATGGACTGCGCCTCCATTGGTCGTTATCTTTTTCGGCAACATCCCCAGCAGGTCCGCGACCGTGAAGGCCGGGATAACATCTTCTCGTATTTTTTCTTTTGGCGGGTAACCGTTCCGTTGGTAAGGCTGAGCATATAATTTAGGCACGCCCTGAGTGTAATGACTCTGATATATCATGCTCGCCTTCTCCGCCGGAACGCCCAGCTCCAGCAGGCGGCGTGACTGTTCAATGCTTGTTACCTGATCTTTCATAATTTTCGTGCTTATTTATCGTTTCGAATATCTGCAATGCCACCTGCGGCACTACCGCGTTCCCGAATCCTTTGATGGATTGGTTTCGCCACTTCGGAACGGTAATAGGTGACGATGACTTTCATGGCTTTCGTGTTAATACTCCACGGCCGCCCGACGGTCGATGAAGAAGTGGATACCCGGAGCACATCCGTTCCAGCGGTCACCGTCAAAGTCGGAGACCTCGACGGTAGCGCCGACCGTATACACGAAGTTCGCATCATGGTTCGAATGAATTGTGTCGATGTCGGCTTTAGTTCCATCAGCATTCTGAATCTCCACCACATAGGCTTTGTCGCAGCGACATTTTTCGCCTCCGGCAGAGCTGCGGCGGGCATCCTCCGTGATTTGCAGCTTCACGATATATCCCGAAGCCTTTTTCCATCCGATAAAACTGCCATCGGTGGGGCAAGCCATGTATGTACCTTTGGCTCCGCGCAGGTTGGCTCCGCGCAGGTTGGCTTCGCGCAGGTTGGCTCCGCGCAGGTCGGCTTCGCGCAGGTCGGCTTCGTACAGGTTGGCTCCGCGCAGGTCGGCTTCGCGCAGGTTGGCTCCGTACAGGTCGGCTTCGCGCAGGTTGGCTTCGCGCAGGTTGGCTTCGCGCAGGTTGGCTCCGCGCAGGTTGGCTTCGTACAGGTTGGCTCTGCGCAGGTCGGCTTCGTACAGGTTGGCTCCGCGCAGGTTGGCTCCGTACAGGTCGGCTCCGCGCAGGTTGGCTCCGCGCAGGTTGGCTTCGTACAGGTTGGCTTCGCGCAGGTTGGCTCCGCCTTTCAAGGCCTCCAATACCGTTTTGGCAAGCGTATTGTCAACGCTCGAATACTCGAAAAGGATAGAACCTGTCCAGCGGTTCTTGATCGATATTTTAATCTCTTTGTTCATGGTTGTTGTGTCACATTGTTAAATACCAACGTATTTCCGACTGGAATTCCTCGATCGTCCGGCAGACGACGTGTCTGTTCCCGTTCGTGATTGCGAGTGAACGCCATTCGATTTGCGCGTCCGATAGGACGGAACGCCGGTCGGGAGTCTTCATTTCGATACATAGGGCGTTGAAGCCTCCACGTCCGAGCAGCAGGATAAGGTCGGTAACGCCTGCCGTTACGCCCTCGGCTTTCATTATCGCGGCTTCCGTGCGGCCCCGGGCGCCGCCGTTCGGTACGGCGAACAGGAGCTTCCCGATGTCCGGGTATTGGAGTCGAAACCAGCTGACGCACATTCGTTGCAGGTGTGATTCGATGTGTCGTGTCATGGTGATTATTATAACTCGTCCGGGATATTATACCGCGCCTTGTCTCCTTTGAGCACCCATCCGGGCTTCTCGGCCCCGCTAATGCGTATCGGAGCATAATCGTCCGTGCTGCCGCCGTTCCGGGCCACCTCATTGCACATCGCGGAATACGTCAGAATCCGACATTTCACATCGATGCCCAAGATGTCGGCGATCGTCAGCCGTTTGTACGTGAACGTGTCCAGCACCCTGTTCAGGGCGTATTCCAGCCGCTTCCCGCTCATTCCCGTCTTCCCGATACGCTCGGCAAGGATAGAGAAGAATTCGCTCGACATATCCGGAAAACATACGGACAGCTTATGCACCACCGTGGCGATATGTGCCGCCGATGCCGGAGGCCCTGCAAGTACGGATACTTCCTCACTCCCACTCTTGGCGAGTGTGAGCGCGAGAGATTCCCTCGGCGACGGCCCGAGCGAGCTCATCAGGGCCTGGGGGTTGATTCTTTGGACTTCGGCCATAGTCATTTGTCGTTTTCAGCGGGAATAACCCCGCCCAGTTATTTGCCATAGATTGTCGGATGATCTTACGGGCAATGTCCGGATCCCCGTTTGAAAGTTCCCGCAATTTGGAATAACAAGCCTTTAATCCCTGCTGCCGATAGGTCTGTCCGCGTTCAGACTTGTAAGCAAGCCATTCCGCCATCACTGGCTGGAACGAAGGTTCGACGAAGGATAAATCAGCCTCTTTTCTTTTGCCGCAACTTTTCTTTTTCTCTGGGCCGTTTTCTACGGATTCATCGTCAGAGTCAGGAGAGCCGATTTCCCCCTTAGGGGGATTATAGGGGGTACTACTATCCCTATCCTTTTCCTCTCCTATTATAGTCACTGATTGATCACTGATTGATCCATGATTGATCACTGATTGATCAGTGAATTTAGCTAAAATATTGTCTAATAGCTTCTTATCGATGTTTACATCGTCCAAATTAGGTCGATTGATTATTTGGTGACGGGAGAAAGTAGGAAGATAATAGAAACTCTCCGATTTGACGGAGAGAAGACTAATAAAACCGGTCTCCTCGAGCAACCCTAACCACGCCTCCAGTTGTTGGATCTGTATTCTGTCGTAAGGAAATATTTTTGATTTTAGCCAAACGGGATCGGCGATCACCACACCCAAATCGTCCGCAAAGGTCCAAAGACCTATATATAGCAGACGGGCGTCACGAGGGATTCGGCCTATTTTCGCGTCATCCCAAAATTGTGGCTTTATAGTTCGTATTCTTGCCATATCATAGCCATATTTGCTGGTGTTGCATCTCCCTTTCGATGAAGCCTATCCACTCCGCCTCGTCAGGCGCTGGCAGGTCTATTCCGGCCTCCGCGGCCGCCCAGTTGCGGAAACGCTCTATTGCCGTTGTCATCTCTCCGGTGTCGAGGTCCCGGCTCGATCGGAGCCTTTCAATCTCTTTGTGCATCAGTTCGTCGAACTCGACACGCACGAACAACTCCGGATTGCAAAACCTCTTGAAATACTCCGTTTTCACGTACGAGAGTGTGCATCCTGTCTGCATTGCGAACTCGCCGAGTATCACGTGCAAATAGCGGTTCTGCGGGGAAGTACGCCGGGGCTTGCGCTCCGAACACTCGACAACGGCCCGACGCGTCATCAGAGCGTTTGCACGTCGCTTGAAGCGCTCCCGGTCGATGTCGGTGTTTAGATCGTAAACCATACGGCACTACATCAGAAAGGGAGGTCATCCACGTTCTCGGCGACCGGCAAATCCGCAACTTGATCGGGCGTCGGCTCCGCCGGGCGAAATACCACTGACTTACCCCGGCCTACATACACTCGTTTGTCCTTGCGCTCGCGCTCCTCCTTGGACTGACGCATGAACACACAGTGCGTGTTCTCGTACTGATCAGCCTCGCGGAGTTCCGAAACACAAATAGAAATGTACTTCTTGCCGTTTTCAGCAACGAAAATCTTGTCCCTGGGAATGTCGCTGACACACAACGACACATTGATAAGTTCTGCCATTATTCCTATTGTTTTTTGAAAGTTGTCTTAATTACTGTTTTGCTGCTCCGAGCCGGCGGGAACATCACCACGCCAGTATCGGGGTCTGCAACACCGGATGATGGTACATGCTTCAACATCGTTTCCCGTTCCTTGATGTCTGCTTTCAGGACTTCCAGCCTGGCGTACATATCCGCCAGCTTGCTATCGCCACACATCGAATAATCGTACTTGACACTTGTCTCATGCTCCTCCAGTGTACAATCACCGAAGGAGTGTCTTTTGCCGTATTTGGATAACTCCCGCAGCGTGATGTCTCGCACATCAACGTTATCCTTGTAGAGGGCTATGGCCTTTTCCATACGGCTGATGTTGATATGGGCAGTGATCGGGTCTACCTCCCCGTTTATAACCGAGGAGATAGCCCGGGCGGCCAGCTCGGAGGCAGACGCCGTTTCCCGAATCAATGTTGCCTGTGTCTCCATATCACTTCGCATTTTTCCGAGCCTGACGGTATGATTCAAAGAGCGCCGAGAAGCGATCGACGACTTCCGCATCGGCATCGTATGATTTCAGCAATCGCGCTCCGGCGTCGAAATCCGCGGCATAGTTGGCCGTAGTGAGAAATCCATACATCCATTTCATCAGCTGATCGCAGGCAATGGGGTTGTCCAGGTGTTCCATAGTGATGCGCTTGCGGGCCGGAGCAGTTGCCGGGACCGTGGACGGTTGTGCTGTTTTGGTACTTTGTGCCGCCGCCCGGTTGGCGTTCTCCGTGTGCCGCTCGTCCGTGTCCGCATCTTTCGTATCGTCGATGCAGAACAACCCGTTAAGGGCATATTTGCGGGCATAACTGGATGCTGTACCCGTTATCTGCGACCCGTCCATACCCTTCTTGTCGAGGTCCTCGCGGGCAAAGGCCGTTGCCGTCTCGACCTCTCCGGCGGCGTTCGTGATGCGCGCCGTGGCCTTCACGTAGTAGCGGTCCCCGACGGCGACGATGTCGTCGCACAGGTTCAGGACGCATTCGTGCGCCTTGAGTATCGGTTTGACCGCTTCGAGAATATCCTCGCAGCTTCGATATTTGTATTTTCCGAAGCTGTTATACTGCCCTTTGGGGGCTTTCAATTCCGATTGGATGGCGATTAACTCTTTCATGGCTTAGTCTTCGATATAGGTTACTTCCGGTGCTGTAACTTTGGCCGGATCAAGATTGCGCATGCAATCCCGTTTGGCCTTCTCGATCTCTTTGGCCGTCATGCGGCGGTTCTCCTCATGGCTGGTGATCAGCTTGCCAGTAGCACGGCTTCTGACTTCAATACGTGTTCTCATAATATTATAAGTTGTTTCGTTTTGCGTAATCGTTCATTCGTTTTGCCAGGCACGGACGGGAACAATCATAGATCGTGTCCCATACTTCTGTAACCGTGAACCCCTCATCGGGGGCGCTCAACAGATCGTCCCATAGGTAACGACGCTCCACGGTGATGTGAAATACACCCCAGTCCACTTCGAAGGTAAATCCGTCGACATCCCCGTAGGTATAATACTGGCCTCGATCTGAATCTTGGGCATCTCCGGGTGTCTTATGTTCGAAAAAAGCGGCGAACATTTTGAAGAGCAGCTTCATCGACTTGTCAGACAATGTGAATTCGTTAAGTGTCGGACGCTTTTTGACGTTGCCCGTAATATATTCGCTGGGAATGTCCACCAGCTCCTCCGATGCCGGAAGAACCGGGGATGTTGTTGTAATGTGATATTGCGCGTTCATGGCTAATCGAATTTTTCAAAGACACGGTTCAGAATAGCGTCTACGGTATCGTAGATGCGCTTGTCAGAGTAGACGACGCCGAAAACTGCGGCTATGGGCAACATCCACAGCAGCAAGGTTACAAGGCTTGCCATAATTCAGCGGTTTAATGTTTGACTTTGGGAGGGAATACCCGGCTTACGAGTATGGTGCCGACAACGACAGTATAGGCCGGATACATAATGCGGAACCGAGCCAGGAAACAGCCAAGGGCGTGTTCCTCGCAGGCAGCGCGGATAACATCAGTGTAATCGACTTTGTCCGAAGAGAACATCGGTCGTGTTGCCTTGAGGTGGCAACGATAGAATACGGTGCGGCTTTTCTTTGCGCGCGGTGTGGTCTGGGTGTTATTTACCCGGGTACCACTTGTGTTGTTCTGTCGCATTTGTTGAACACAAGTTAGGTTAATGTATGGTATAAAAAGAGGGCGTGCCCCCTAATTCTTGCGACAGAACCACAACTACGTAGCGTAGAAGTGCAACGGGAACACGCCCAAAAGACGTTCGTATATTTCTAATGACTACGTAAAGTAGTTCTGTCGCAACAGCAAAGATAGAAAATCATTTCGAATCTGCAAAATTATTTGCCATCGGCATCGAAAAAAGGTATCGACGGCTTCTCCTTACGGGCGATTCGGTACATCATCTCAGCCTTTGCGCCGTTGATGATCTTACCCGCAATGTTAGCAATCTCAGACGCCTCTTTGATCTCGATCTCTCGTGCCCGAAGCTCTGCATACACGCGGCCCAAATCGGCCGTCAATTCCCGGATGTTCTTAATCTCTTTCATCGTTTTGTTGTTTTTTTGATTTCTCGGTATAGCTTTAGTTGAATACGTTTGTAGTCGATTGTTTCTGGGGTTACTGGGAGGTTTAAGCGTTTTAATTTATCTATTAAATAACTGTCAGTCAGTTCTTCGCGATACTTGCGTTTCATTTCCAGTAACTTTTCGGTATTGGCAGCGTACCACTTGCGGTACCTTTGCCGCTCCTTTTCGGTATTGGCTTCACGCCACTTGTGGCGTATTTCCCGTATCTTTTCGGGATTGGCGGCACGCCACTTTCGGTTATATTCCCACCTCTTTTCGGGATTGGCGGCACGCCACTTTCGGTTATATTCCCACCTCTTTTCGGAATTGGCGGCACGCCATTTGCGGTATCTTTCCGCCTCGCATTGTTTGCAAGTATGGGTACGACCTAATACGCATCCCTTATTCTTCGCAAACTCTTCCAGCGGCTTTTCCTGCCCGCATTTGCGGCAGACGCGGGTAATGTCATCCATAATTTCTTACTTTTAGGGGTTATTCGTAGATAGGACGCCAGCCGACAATACTACTATGGCGGTAATACTATTGCGACGCAGGGAGGATTCGAACCTCCGACCTCCACAGGCAGACACTCCGACGCGTCGGGATGTCTGCCAGTAGCGCACTACCGCTGTACTACTGCGTCAGCCTTTACTATTTCTTCGCTTCCAAGATAGGCAGATTAGCTTCCGTGGGAATATAAACCACCTTGTTGGGAATGTTATTCTGTTGGCGCACCCACAAATACTGAATGTAGGTCGAAGTGATCGATCCGTTCTCAATCCGAATGGCTTCTGCCGCACCTTTTGCTCGCTCTATTTCTGCCTGTGCATTGAGTTTCTCGGCTTCCAGGTTGGCTTTCGCTTCCTCGATTTTGATACGTCGGTTTTGTTCAGCTTTGGCAAATTCCGCCTTGCCGCTCATTTCCTGCTGCCATACGTTGTACGATGGGCAGCCCACCATACAAATGGCGATGATGCAACAGGTAACTGCGACGATCGCGATCCAGCCGGTTGCATAATAAGTAGTTCCTTCTGAATCCCACGGCCCCTTGTGTGTGAATAATTTCATAACCTTTAATGTTTTATAGTAATTGCAAAATATAAATTTATTTACACTTCTTATTCGTAGATATGACGCCGGCAGATAATTTGTCTATTGTGATTCATCAATCCTACGTAAGCCTCGTGCCGGCTCTTCGAAGTCTTCAATCTTTTCGGAATCTCACCCTTACACCTCGACCCAACGAATGCGCTATATTGCCAATAAGCATATCGGTGTCCTTTCAATTCATAGGAGTGAATCCAACCGCTCACCCACCCCGATTTGGGCGTCACATAAAAACCGTTGTTTACGGGGACGATGAAATCGTCGCAACGTGTATTGCAGCTCACCTCACGGAACCGGGCGAAATCCTCATCAGACATCCCATCATAGGAAGCCCCGGCATATTCCGGCACATCTTCATACTGTGAATCTATATCTAAAAGATCACGCTTTGCACGCTTTACATCGTACGTGCGCGATTTGATCGCGCGGACAACGTAATTCTTGATATGCAGGGAATCGGTCATTTGCAAGTTGGGGTTTAACAACAATTCGACAATAGCATTGTGAAGAATATCCTCGGCCCAAGACATTATGCCCAGCTGAAAACACTTCCATTTAGCGAAATTACACCAGTATGTGTAGTATTTTTCGATGGCGTAGTGTGCTGATTCATGTCCCATAATTCTGTTTAGAAAAATCCCTTCATTGACCGATTAATGTAATCTGATTTGGTGGCAGTCGTAGGATGTACGTACAAGTTCATTGTGATCGACACATCCGAGTGCCCCATGATTTTACTGACTGCTGTCACTTCGGCGCCGTTTTCAATCAGCCGCGTGGCGAAAGTATGCCTTAATCCGTGAAACTTGATACAACGCCCTAATTTCACCTTATTCAGTATGAAATCCCGATAGTAGTTTCGATACGTGCGCGGCTCGCTCAAATGATCGCTTCCGGAAATTACGAAATAATTATCATTAGCAACGCTTCTGTATTTTTTTAGAATGCCGTACAAATCTCGCTGAATAGGAATATCGCGGTTTGAATCGATGGTTTTGGGCCTGCTGAATTCGATATGCGTTTGGGGTCGACCTTCGGAAACTTCGTAAATACGGTTGACAGTGCTTCGTACTTTGATAAGTCGATTTTCAATATCCACGTTCTCCCATTTAAGCGCGCATAACTCCCCGATACGCATCCCGGTACACAGCGCTATCAATATCCCTAAATTACGCGGCGCAGGGTTGGATATTACATATTGCACAATCTTTTTCTGCTCTTCTATCGTATATGTTTCGATGGCTTTGGCCTCGTCAATGTTCCGGGACGGATATTTAAGGTTAAATTTCCGATACGGCACCAAATCCATATCCGCACCATGCCGCAAAATCATCTTCACGACGATCATAGTGTCCTGCGCCGATTTTATGGATAATCCGCTACTTATAAGCTCATTTAAAAACGCTTGTAAAGTATGTGTTTTAATCTCGGCAACATCCATTGACCCTAAAGCAGGCAAGATGCGATTACGGAGGGATAATTCGTAAACGCTGATAGTGCTGCGCTTTACGTAGAGGCCCTTGGTCGATTTCCATATTTCATATAACTCGTAAAATGTCATAGCTATTTAGATTTTATCAAAAAGGCCGGGCTGTGGATTTTCTGAAGGACGCCCGTGCTGATACCCTAATATGCTGTCATCTCGAACTATGTCCGAAAAGGCCAATGCGTCATCTCTCTCGTTCAAAAGTACATAGCGGGCTTTAGCCGAATTTTCCAATACGTCGCCATGAAAGACTTCGCCCATAATCCCACGGATCGATAGGTTGAATAGCAGAAATGGCAGCGAGCGGTCCGATAGCTCCCAGCAGCTCACAATGCAGGTCGACGGCTTGAATTTCCAAGGTAGTTTCGCACGCGCTTTGTTCCACCAATATTGAATCAGCAGGCCCCCGGTCCCGGCCGTCGGCTCGTGGACGATGCCGTCGACTTCTGTCAATAAAGCCACTATTTCGGAAACTTGGCGAGGCGTGAAGTCTTGTTGCTGTTTTTTCCGCTGCGCCAACTCCTCCTCGTACAGTTCGCAAAACCAGTCGTAAGACATATCTCCGCCGTGCAGTTTTATCGCCTCGCGATATATCTCATCGCGTTCGAACTGATCGCCTGTGACGATTTCCATGATGCGGCCAGGCAGATTCATAATGTCATCAAAGCCGAGAAAAGATTCCCATTCAATTATATTCATAGCTAATCTAAATGTGTTGCCATCCTCCGCGACCTCTCGGCGTTTTTGAGATAGCGCGCCTTGTATTTCTCATTGGCTTTCTCCGGAGGAACCAAGATTACCGTGTTGTTATCAAGCCGTAAAGGCACGAGACCCTTTTCTTTGAGCTCCTTGATATAACTCTGCATATATAGATGATTGTTGATTCCAAAAAATGCGGGGGACTTACGACGATCCCCCGCGGTGGCGACACAGCTTCCGCGCCGCCGGTTTGCGTTCTTTGCCCGTTTCGTGAGCTTCCGCCTCGGCCTTGCTACTCTTTTCACGCGGCCTCGGATTGTCGAGGGATATACCCTCTATCGCTTCCGTTGATTGAATGACCCTTCGATCAAACTAACAACGTGGGGATCGCTCCCTGTTGAGCTACCCGGAGTCGAACCGGAAGCGCCTCCTCCAAAGGGAGATGTGTTACCGTTACACCATAGCTCAAAATGCCTGTCTTTCCAGGCTGTCAGATGCTTTCGTATAACCTGTCCGATAGAGTCAAGCGTCTGTTCCGCTTTGTCATTGCCGCGCAATCGGCAATAATCCCTTGCGCTATCGTCGCTCTACTTGCACCATCAACAAAGGGGTTGCGGAGGGTGAGAGATTCGAACTCCCGAAGCGTTACCGCTCGCCGGATTAGTAAGCCGGAGCCTTCAACCACTCGGCCAACCCTCCAAATATCGCCCGCGGGCCTCACGGATGGCAGACGACGTGCAATGATGGATAAAGAAAGGAGGCGTTAATACGCCTTATTCTTTGATGAAACGCCCGTCGGCGCCTCGCTTGCGGGTATATTTCATCAGATCGAGTTCGACGGCAATACGCAGGTTGCGTTCCTCTGCGCACTTTTTCAGAAGATTATTGCGATCTTTCTCGCCTTCGGCAAGGCTCCGACGGATGTCCGCATTCACGCGCTCGAGCCGTTCGATCTCCGCACGGTATCTTTTTCGCGGAGTGAAGTCAATACCCATAAATTTTCGGGTTTTGAATGCATCGGTTTTCATATTTGTGCAATTTCGGGGTTAACGACCATATGATACTCTTTGTAGCGGACAACCCGCCCTCTGTCTGCGTCGTGGCTGTAACACCAATCGCCAACGATGATGTAGCCTTTGCGCCGGAGCCTCGTGACAATCTTCCGCAGCTCCGTCGTGCCGAATTTGCTCATCGCTTTCCACACGGTCAGCGTGCCTCCTCTGATGAAGTAGGCCAGGATGCGTGCCTGTGGCTTTTTTAAATTCTCCATAGTCTTGAAATTTTAAGGTATTTGTGCCCTGACGCCATCGAAGGCAAGGCTCACCGATCACGTGCATCGGCGCCATCAGGGCAAGGGTGCGGGCTTTGCGCGGTGTGATAACCACTAACTTAAACTACAAAATGGACAGAAAGAACGTGTGCACAAAACCCGCATTGGAGCCCGGATAGGTACATTCAAACCACACCGGGCATAGTGTTGATACGGCTCACCGGATCGCTCCGGATCATCGCTCGCTCGTTGGTATTTATCTGTTGCCAGCCCTTCTGCGCCAAGTCGCTCCCTGGGTTTTACATCCACTCGGATGGTTCTCGTGTATCAATACGTCAAAGACCCGAAAATCGCTTTCTGCCTTGCAGCTGGGGTTATTGCCAGCGATCAAACCCCTAACCCTTGCGGGCTGCTATCTTGGGAGTGCGGCAGGATTCGAACCTGCGTAGATGGTGCTTTACTTCACATCTCCTTCCGTTAGTTATGCGGAGGCATTGCCAACCTGCCACGCACTCCTTGTTGGTTAGTTTTCTATAAACTCTTCCACCCGGAAGCCTCGGCTTCGGCGGGGATTGCGCAACCTGCGACATTCGAAATCCGTACTGAACACCTCCACCGAGAACAGACACAGCAGAACCGTGGCCCCGATGCGTCGGGTCATCTCGGACACGTTGAGCGTGATGCCGAAATTCTGCGTGAAATACCAGGTAACCAATGCCTGCAAGGTCCGCTTCGTCCCCGTCTTGTCGTAGATGCTCTGGAGATGGTTGGCTACGCATTGGTAGATCACGTTCATCCGTTCTGCGATCTCGCGGGCCGAATAGCCCAGCACGACGAGGTTCATCACCTCACGTTCGCGTTTGCTCAGTATGGCGTCAGTTTTCATAGTCTTAAGCCAGCCCCCAGGGATCGGATACTCCCCATTTGGTAAATATCTGTTCGATCTTTTCCCGTTCTGTGGGCGTATGGTTCACATAGCCGTATTTGCGATTGTGGAACGCTTTGTCGCATAACCCGCCTTCTTTTAACGCCTGACTAATCTCATCCATAGCAATGCTGGCGAGGTCCCGGCCTTTTCTCCGGGCGCGGATGATGTTGTAACCCTTTACAAAGGCACAACGCTCGATGTCTTCTTGTGAATGATTCATTGTTATTATTTGTCTAAAATTTCAAGTATTCGTTTAATGCATTCCGCCTGCTCTTCGAGTAAGGCCGTCAGGCGGTCGGCTGATTCGATGATCTCGGCCATGTCCGTATTGCGACTATTTACCCTTCCTCTCTCGATTAAATCGCGAGAAGGATGCCCAGTCTACGCTCGTTGCCTCGTTAAGCGCCTTCATCAGCATAGGCACGATGCAGCAATGCTGAATCTCGGCGTACTCCCGGGCGAAATCTTCTATGTCCATGTTGAGTGTTAAGGCTGTTTCGTTAATGAGGTTAATTTCTTCATCCGTCGTGTACTCCCCAACAATACGCTTGAGTTCTTCAGTTGTCATCATGGTTGTAAGCAATAATTGATAATGTTATATTCAAATAACTTAGTAAACCCTATTGGCGCACTATTTCGCCCTTTCGGATTTGGTTGTTTCAATCTTTTTTATATATCTTTACATTGTTTTGCGGCGTAGAACTATTTACCTTTGCGGTGTAGTTCAATTCCACAATGCAAATATACACGATATTTCTATTATATCAAATTTTTATAATAGAATTTTCGATTATTTTTTAATTGAAAATTATGGTGAAGGCGTAATTAACTATGAATGAGTGTGATATATATGTAGCGGAAGAAATATTGAAACGACTTAAAAACAGGAATGGATGCGTTACCGGAGTAGATATTGAAGAATTAGTGACTGATGAAGCGCAATATTATCGTATTTGCTGTTCATTGTGCAACTTTGGCGCGGCTATAAAAGGCAGTATCGGGCTTAGCGGTACAGAAAAAACTGCTTATATAATATCGAAAGGTGGAGCAAGGTATATATACGCACAAGAGCAAGAAAATACAAATGCTATTGCACTACAAAACGAGGATTTAGAATTATCGGTTGCTGAAAAAAAGCGAAATAAATATTATTCAGTTGTAGCCCTTGTCATTTCTTTGCTTTCGTTCATTATATCGGCAGCGGCGTTCATAATCTCGCTCCGATGATTTGAATAGACGATGGAATACATACAGATTAAAACATACTGCGAATAATGAAAAAATAACCGATATAATGCCTAATACCATAACAATACGCTTTTCGCAAAAATAATAGAAATTTCATTCAAAATGCAAGGTTCTGAAAAAATAAATGAGATATTGCTCAATCTCGGTATTAAAGCGCCTACGTTTGCTAAACGAATAGGCGTAAAATATCAGCGCATTTTAGATATTCAGAGCGGGAAAGTGAAAAAAATATCTGGGGAGCTTGCTAATTATATTATCAACACCTATCCCCAATTCGATATAAATTGGCTATTGACCGGCGAAGGGTCAATGCTCAAAAATACCGACCAACCTGTCAGTCAAGGAGGAGAAGACGCAACACTTTCGGAAGCTGACTTAAATAATTCAAACACTATGAAGAAGTATTTAGACCAAGTCCTTCGACAAAACGAGGAACTAATCCGGCAAAACGGGGTATTACTTGACTTGTTCCGAGAAGAGAGGGCTAAAAACAAGGGCGAAGTCGCCCTAAAAAAAGAGGGCTAAAGGTGTTCTAATTAGACTAATGCCTACCGGAGGAGAGCCGGAACCGTATGCCAAAGCACACACATAATAGCACTAAACAAAAATGCCCCTCTCCGAGTATCCGGGGGGGGGGTAAATTGTATAAACCAAAAATTAAACACCATGAAGAAACTTTTACTTACATTCATCATCATTTTAATATCTGGGATAACCTTTGCGCAAGACCGAGATTCTGTAAAATACAAATCGTACGACATCGAAAAAGCTGTATCTATTATCAAGTCAAGCCCGTACGCTCCTGGTCTTATTACCACTTATAAAGGCCGTCGAGTATATTTTGATTATAAATCAGACCAATATATATTGGAAGAGCACTTCGCAAGAAGATACGGCCCGGGTATGGTAAAAGCGATGGATGAACTATATATAAAACAACGCGAAGAATATCAGAGAAAAATAGAGATGCAAAAGACTTTAGAATGTCAACGCCCAACATTTAAGCCGGACCAAGGCATAGATGATGAGGGCAAAAAATATAAGCTCAAATTAAAGCCTCGGAACCTCGTAATAGGGACATCCGTCATTGGTGCATCTGCTGCAGTATATATGCTGACCAGTTCTGCGGTCAGTACAAGGTCTAAAGGGCTGGCAGAAGAACTTGCAAATCACGATATTGATTCAGATGAATATGCAAAAGAAATAGAGTCTTTGGATAAGACGAAGCGTACCGTCGGATTCATCTGCGCCGGAACATCTCTCGCAGGAGTAATCGTTGTGTTAACGGGAATATATAGAGATTACGACAACGGAATAAATCTTGGTCATAATTTCACGGTTTCGGACTACGGCGCAGGAATCAGTCTGACAAAAAGGTTCTAACCCACCCTCCCAACTCCCGGGCCACGAGCTCGGGGATTTTTTATACATATTGAACAATAAACCGCTTTAAAGTTGGTTTTCTCCCCGAGAAAAACACGGACATTTTGAACAATCTATCCCATTAAAACCCGGGCTATTCGCATCGGGTTTACGGTGGATGCATAGGCCTTCCTCCACGAACTGTGCGGCGGTCATCCGGCGGTATTTCAGAAACGCGCGCAACTCGTCTCGCAATTCCGGGGGGAGGCGCAAGCTTACAGTGACCGACGGCGCACTGCCTTTACATTTGCGCCCAGCGCCCGGGCGCGCACCGCCCCGTTTTGATGCATCCTTATTCATGTTGTGTGATTTTTTGAAGCAAGGCAACGGAATCGCGGGCCGACTGAATCGCGCTTGTAAATCGTTCCGTGGCCGCTTCACCGTTCATATCGACCATGCGTGACCGTTGCGACTTTGCCATCCGCAGGATGTCGTCAAGAGCGGCTATCTGATCGTCATACGGCTGACCGTCCCGTCGAACGGCTGATTCTTCGCCGTGTATGTAGGCTTTGAAAGCCTTCTTCATCAACGGCCGAAGTCTGTTGATATGCGCAACAGGCTCATGCAACATTCGCACGACCTCCAGCACGCACAATACATTTCCAATGATGGCAAAATAGTATCGGTTATCTATTTGCGATTCGGATAGACAGGCGATGCTCTGCTCGAACTCTGCACGGCGTGATTTGGGAAGTTTGTATACTCTGGCGATGAACCCGACCTCCCGATCGGTGCAGACGATGAAGTCGTCGGAAAAACGGGACGATTCCGAACGGCGACTTCTATCGATAATAAATGCGGGGTACTCTTTCATATTGAGCTATTTTGTAATTTCGCCACGAAGGCATTTGCCGCCTATGCAAACGACGGCGGATCCTTTACCGATGAACCGTTCGAGTTGCCGGCGCAGCTCATCGACATTAAGCGTCTTTTTCCCAATCTTAACCAGCCGGTCATCGGCCCTGTATGCATATACGCGCGACGAGAAGAAGATGTCCGTATTGATAAGCATATCACCTTTCGCGTTGGAGGCGTATTTACCGGCATCAGACAGTTTAATGGAGGAGATAGTTTCACCGGCTTCGGCTCGGTTCAGAAGCGAACGAATGGAAATAAATTGATTGTCGTCCATGTTTTCAAAATATTCGTTATTATGTGCCGTATTTTCAACAGCCTCTTCAGATTCGACCATAGCGATGAATTCAGCATCGGCTGTGTGCAGCTCATCGACTTTGTCCGTCGAAATCTTATTCGCCGCGAAAGCGATGCACCAACGCTGTTTTTCGGACAACGTGATAGCCTTGCCGACATTTATTGATTCGAGAACACGATTGCAGATGTCTACGACGAATCCTTCGCCATTCTTGGCGACGAGCTCGAGAACGATCATGGCTTCGTCCGAATATTCGAATTCGCCCATGCCGACGTAGTCGCCGTCTACCATGTTGAAGATGTTGATAGCCTTGCCCGATTCAATGGCTCCTTTGACGCGATCGTAAGAATTGATAAAGTTTTTCATAGTTGCCGCTTATGGCCCGTCGGCCTTGTTTAGTTGTTTTGGTATTGCAAATATAAGCATTTAATTTGAATATGCAAAACATTTTTTCAAAAAATCTGAAAATTTTTCGTCAAACTATTGCACAATGTGCCGAGGGTTCGCTCCTTTGCATCGTAAGCCTGTGATGAAGCAGGCCACGGACAAGAAAAGCGGCAATAACCGCGAATCTTAACGACGAAAGGACACGTTGTTGGTAGTAGGTTTCCTGGGAACGAGGGTCTGTGGCTATTCATCCGGCCGCAGACCCTTTTTCTATGGCAAAGAGAACGGAAGGACCCAATAAGACACTCGACAGCAAGCCCGCCCGCAAAGTGGGCCGCCCTCGTGCATATACCCCCGAAGCTCTTGAAGTCAAGTTCGAGGAGTATGCAAAATGGGTGAAAGCGAATCCACGATACAGCAACAAGGTATTGGCCGACGGCTCTGTTATTCCCGTACCTTACGAACGACCGCTGACACTTGTAGGATTCTGCGTGTTCGCGGAGATTGTAGAGAATACTTTCCGGGAATACGAAAAGCAGGATGAATTTTTGAGCGTGTGTGCACGCGTGCGCGCGCGAATCGAATCCGATCAGTTGGAGGGCGCTATGTGTGAGCAGTATAACCCGACAATTGCATCGCGCGTTCTGCATCTTGCCGACCGCCAGGATGTGACAACCAACGGCAAGGCGATAACGGCCGCAACACAGCCTATTTCCGTGGTCCTCGATCCCGAAGCTGCCAAGATCATTCAGTCCATCGGCAAAATGACAGTGAAGGAATGACGCCCGATCCCGTAACATACAGAGGCAAGACCTACAAAGTCAAGATGTACCTCTACCAGCTATACGCCGGGAGCGGCGCCGTCGTCCGTATCTTCGACGAAGGAAGCTCCCGATCCGGAAAAACTTTCGACACGGCAGACTTTCTGTATGACATCTGCGCATCATCGTCCGTACCTCTTAAAATATACTGTTATCGGGCCACGCTTCAAGATTGCAAGGAAAAGACGCTGGACGACTTCCGCAAGAAGCTGCAATTACGCCACGCATACGATCCCGATTGTATGCGTGGCGAAAACATTCTCCCCGAATATCGCATCAAGGATAGCGTGATTCGTTTCCGGGGTCTCGACAAAATGGATGTCAAAGAGGGCCACGACTGCGACATCGTATATTTCAACGAGATGCTCGACGGTGTAAGCCGTGCGCAATTCGACAATATCACCATGCGTTGCACGCGGATGGTCATCGGTGACTGGAACCCGAAATACACGGAGCATTGGGCGTTCCATATGGAGGGCGCTCCGGATACTATTTTCACGCACACGACGTACAAGGATAATCCCTTCTGCCCGGCGGGGGTTCGCCGCACAATCGAGGGATACGAACCCACTCCCGAGAATATCGCCGCCGGAACTGCCGACGAATGGCGCTGGAAAGTGTACGGCCTCGGAGTACGTGCCGCGCAGGAGGGGCTGATATTCCCCGACATCGACTGGATCGACGAATTCCCCGAAGACATCGAACGCGTTGTATTGGGCCTCGACTTCGGATTCACAGCAGACCCCACGGCCTGCGTACGTGTCGGATTCCGGGTCCCGAACCATCTTTACTTGCAGGAGCTGATATATCAGCCTATCGACGACACTTCGAAATTATATGCAGCGCTTTCGCCGCACTTCTCAAACGGAGTATCCCGATGTTATGCAGATAGCGCCGACAAATATGCCAAATCCCCCGAAAGCATGATAACCGCAATGCGCATTAAAGGGCTTACGGTCATCCCCGTGCGGAAATACCCGGGGTCTGTCATGGACGGCATCACGGCCATGAAAGGATGCAAGATACATTGCGTGCGTTCGCGCAACATGCAGATAGAAGCAAACTCGTACGTGTGGGAGACGGTGAACGGCATCGCCATAAACTACCCGCACGACGAATTCAACCATCTATGGGACGCTGCCAGATATGCCGTTCAGTCTGAATTCAAGAACCTTATTCAAATAGCTGCATAATGAATCTATTCGGCTACGAAATACGCAGGAAAAGCAATAATACAGCCTCAAATTTGCCGGCATCGACATTGAGCTACATCGGCGTACCTCCGGTATTTCAGGGATCAACTGAAACCGTGGGGACGATCGACACCAGGGGCAAAGCGGGACAAGCCAAAGCATACGCACTTTGCTCGCCGCTGATGTCTGTAATCTCGAAGAAATGCGCGGCAATTAAGAATCTACGTCTTGCAGCCACCACGGAAGATGGTGAAGACCTCGAACGACCGGACGCCGTGCGGACCATATCGCATCCTAATAGCGTGCAGGGCATCGCGGACTTCGTGGCACACATCGAGGCCATGACGCAGATTTTCGGCAAAGCCTATATCGTACGCATGGAATCAGTGGGATTCCCGGGAGCTTTCGAGCTGTTCGTCGCCCCCAATCTTTGCGTCACGGAAAATGCCGCAATATCTCCGGCGTTATCGTTCATTCCCGATGCGGACATCGTGGATTATACCGTGACCATTTGCGGATCTTCGATGAAGATAGCCAAAGAAGATATGTTCATCGTGAGGGATGCCTCTTATGATCTCAATGCTTGCGGCGGCAACATCTCCCGAATGGTATCATTACAGAAGCCGGTGAATACTTTCGTAGCATCCTACGAAGCTGTGCATGAACTGATGATCAACCGCGGTATGCTGGCTATTATCTCGCTGACATCCGGAAGCGGCGATATTATTCGAGATGCTCGGCTGCCGGAAACAGAGTCGGAGAAGAAAAACATACAACAGGCATTCAGAAAGTACGGCATCCAGTCCGATCAATTCAAATACGCGATCACGTCCATGAATGCTGCCGTAAGTCCGGTATCGTCAACGATTACCGATCTGGGACTGACAGACGTGCAGAAAGCCTGCAAGAAAGAAATTGCGGACATCTACCAAGTGCCGAGCGTGCTGCTCGACGTAGAGGGTTCAACGTACGCCAACGCCAAAGAAGCGAAAACGATATTATATAACGACGCGATAATCCCCGAGGCAAATAATATATTCTCCGTGCTCAACAGGATATATGGCTTTGAGGATTTCAAGGTGATGCCCTACTACGATCATCTTGAACTCTTCCAAGAGTCTAAGCGCGAACAGGCGGCGGGCATGACCAATCTCGTAAATGCCTTGAATAACGCCGTGTCCGGAGGTCTGATGACTACGGAGCAGGCTAAAACAGAACTTTTGAAATATATCGTATAACATGAACTTATCTCAGCAAATAGAAGCGCGCCGGGCGGCAATGGGCAACACTTGCCGCAAAGAGTTCGCCGTGACAAAAGCGGACATTGCGAACGAGGACGAGCATATTATCCTCGTGAAGTTCGCCAATTTCGGCAACAAGGACAGCGCGGGCGATATTCTTATCAAAGGATGCTTCGCCAAGTCCATTAACGACAGGGGCCCGGGATCGGCCACAAACCGCAAAATCGCGTTCGTATGGCAACATGATTTCGCCGACCCTATCGGCCGGATACTGTCTATCGAAGAGCGTGAAGACGGTGCATATGCAGAAGTTAAGCTGAGCAACTTCGACGCGGTGCCGAATGCAAAGCGCGCGTGGTTCCAGCTCAAAGACGGCGATATTAATCAGTTCTCGTTCGGATTCAACTACGTATGGGACAAAATGGAATATGACGAAGCCCTCGACGCGTTCATCGTTAAGGAAGTCGTGTTGCATGAAATATCCGTCGTTACTGCCGGAGCCAACGAGGAAACGGCATTCGTCGGTGCTGTGAAGAGTTTACCGGACGCCATCAAGGTTATGAGCGATGCTCTCAATGCGGCGTCATTGGAGGAGAAAATGAAGATCAAAAAGCAAATCATCGAGACATTGAACGCAGCCGAGCCGGAGAAACCACTCACTGAAAATATGTTCGGGAAAATAGGTTCACATATCAATTAACCAAAAAACACAAAGAAGAATGGAGATTAAATCATTTGTGCTTCCCGCTGGCGTAGAGTTCAGCGAGGACGAGAAAAAGGGCCTGAACGCGCTCGGAGATTATATCAAAGGGCAGTTCGAGGAGATGGTCGCAGGCATCAAGTCACAGAACGAGATCGTCGAGGCTGTCAAGGAGGAGTTCGGGAAACTCGGGCTGTCGCCGGCGAAGATCGAAAAACTGGAGGGCGCGCTTAAAGCTCAAGGCGTCGAGATCGCCACGATGAAGAAAGGCGCTCCCAAGCAGGAGGGACACAAAACGCTGGTCGCCGCTATGGAAGAGGTGCTGAAATCGGAAGAGTTCGCCGCCGCATATAAGGATATGCGGAACGGACGGGGGAGACTCTCGACGGGCGAGTTCGCGCTCAAACTCGACACGTCGGCCGTGACGAACGAAGACCCCAACCGCACCGTGCTGACGACGAAGATTTACGCAGACGCCAGCCCCCGCAATGCGTTCGTGCAACTCTTCACGCGCATCAATGTGCCCGACGACAAGAACCGCATCATGTACAACGATGCTTCCTACACCGACGGCACCGGGTATGCAGAGGAGATGACAAAGCACACCAATACCGACACCGCCACGCTTACGGGCAAATACCGTGAGCTGGCAAAACTCGGTTCCGTGCTTCCTTTCTCGGCTGAGAGCGCCGAAGATTTCGGGTACTTCCTGGCATGGGCGCAGACGAAGGCCCAGCAGGGGATCGCAGCCAAACTCGATTCTCTGCTGTGGGGCGGTGACGGCGTGGATGCCTCCAAGCCCAAACACATCTACGGACTGAAAGCATCCGGCGTTACGGCATTCAATGCAACGACGGCGGGTGTGGCAGCCAGCGTGTCGGCGCCGAACATCGCCGACCTGATCCTCGCCATGAAAACGCAGGCAAAGGTCGAGACCAACGATTCGATGGCTCCGAATTACGTGCTGATGAACTATGCCACCGAATTCAAGATGCGCACGCTGAAGAACACCCTCGGCGACTACATCACGGTGCTGCCCAATGGGGCCTTGTCGGTGCATGGCATGACGATTATCCCGACCCCGAAACTCTCGGCCTCGGAGCTCGTCGTGCTCGATTCCACGACGCTCCAGCTGCACGACAAGCGCAATATCACTATGGAGATCGAGCGCGTCCCGGAGACGGATTCGTATCGTCTGTGGCTGTGGTATCGCGGGCAAGCCCTCGTTACACGGCCGGATATGAAAGCGAATATCTATGTCGCCAACATCAACACCGCTCTGGCCGCCATCGAGAAAGCAACAGCAGGACCGACCGAGTAACCCATGAAAGCGAAAGATGAAGCAGCTATGACACGCACCCCCGTTAGGCGCGGTCGTCGCGCCCTTAAAGCCAACGTCCTGCGCGTCGAAGTCATTAGAGCACATGACGGGATCGACAAGGGCGAAATACTCATCAAATCGCGGGCAACTGCGGAAATGATGATCGCCAAAGGGTTCTATAAAAAGGCCCTGGAGGAGTAACCGGATAGGGGCGGCAACACGCCGCCCCTTCTTCAAACAAAATAACATGATCTTAGACGAGCGATATTTCACCTATCCCGAGACATATATTGCGGGGATAGAGACCAAGAGCGACGGTAAACCCGCCGGACCTGCCCCCAAAATCATAAGCGACATCCAGGCATATATCGCCAAATACGAACCTCGGTTTCTGCGAATGCTTCTGGGGTCGGATGTCGCCGACAATATTGAGGATTACCCAGCTATTGTGGCGCTGCTGGCTCAACCGGACAAGGGGACATCCGTAATTGCCAAGTATATCTATTTCTACTACTCGCGCGACCATATGACATTCAACACCGTTGCCGGGGAAAAGCTGAAGAACACCGAAAGCAGCACCCGAACATCTCCGACACATCGGCTCGTCCGCGTGTGGAACGATATGGTAGACGAATGCCGAGAGATCATCCGCATCGTTGACAATGTTAAGCTGTGCCCGGACTTTTACGCAGAGATATTCGAACCGATCAATACTTACAACCTATGAAGATAACCCCCAAAGATACGGTTAGTGATGTTGTGATGCGCAACCGTGCATTATTCAGCATGGGTACCGAACGTATCGTCAAAACCATCCAAGACCTACCAGAACCCGAGTTTGTGCCTATGAAACGCCGAATGTGGTTCGACAAACGGCTGCCCGTGCGTGACATTGCCGACATCACTATGGGCGAACTGAACGCCATAGAAGCCCGGAAACCGTCGTACGAATATTTTTGCATCGTGCTCGGCGTGATGCTCGGGCTCACGAAATTCAACCGCATAGGCGTTGACGGTAATCCGGACTGGAACGCGGGGTTCAGCATAGACGAGGAGCAAATCGGACGCCTCCGGTTCATCCGTGCCCAGCGCTATTTCATTGCCATACAGAAAGGGTTGGAAGGTATCGGCAAATCGTGGGAAAAGCTGGAAATGCCCCTCACGGCCGCCGAGATGAAAGCGCGTGTCAAGCGACCCAATCGCGGTCTTGTTGCCGTCTGCCGCAAATACTGCCAGATAATGAACGGCGCCGTAGATATGAATAAAGCATGGAATACGCCGTGGGCGACAGTATACGAAGCATTCGAGGCATGCAAGTGCGACAACATGGAACAGCGAGCCATCTATGAAGCGAACAAATCTAACGGGAGACGGAGACGATGAAAAAAAGCATTAACGAGATATTCAGAGAGTGTGCCAAGGCTGACGGGATGTGCACCTGCATGTACGCACGAATTGCCGAAGCGAACTACTTGATGGACGATGTCAAGCAGTATCCCGTATTGCTTCGCCAGTTCAACGAAACGATTTCAGAAACGAAATTGTCGGTCACTCGGCGCCGCACAACTACGCTCTACTTCTGCGATGCGCTCGGAAAAGCGGAGCCGGATACGGAGACCGAGGTGCAGCCTATTGTCGAAAAAATGGAAGAACGGGCATTCGCATTTATCAATCGGCTACGGTCAATGGGCCTCGAAGTAGAACTCGTATCCAATGCAACGCCTTTCTACGGAAAATTCGATGCATTGGTGGCGGGAGTGACATTAAGTGCCACTATAACATACAATATATGCTAATATGCCAACTATCAGGCAAATAGAGGAAATATTTAGCCCCGAGCGGATCATCGCCATCTGTGAAGACGAGTTCGGTCCGCTCGCCGAGCAGATCGCCTTCAATATAATGACCAAGAGAACCGACAGCGGCGCCGATGTCAACGCCCTGAACGTTCCGGAGGAGACGACCGGCGCAACGGCTGAAAGCCTTAAAACCATCCATGAAGCTACAAATGGTGGACTTACGGTCTCATTTGTCGGGCGCAAAGGCATCAAGAATATCGACGAAGGAAGTTCCCCACAGGATGTGCAAGAGGAGTTCGGCAGCTTCGAGGCATTCCGGAACGCGATAGAGCGGTGGGCGCGGGTTAAAGAATCGAGATGGAACCTTGACCCAAGATCGATAAACGCATATGGCGTCGCTTCAAGCGTCTGGGATCACGGAAGCGTGCTTTATCAAGAGGGCGGAGGAACGGAGATAATGAAAGACTTACTGCCCGAAGTTGTCGATAGAATCAGCAAAAAAATAACAGAGGAACTCGATACATCCATTTATCAACTATTAGATGCGACGATAGAATTATGATATTGCACACAAATGACGTATTCAAGGTAACCCGCCCAGAGGATATCTTCGAGACCCGGGGCCGTTTTGCGTATCTTCGGGTTGAACTGCTCTCCCAAAAGGGGAATATAGACGTGTCCCTTAAATTGATAGGAGGGTCCGATTGGACATTCACTCGGTCTATCACCTTGACACGCAAAACTAACGACAAAGGTGTGGCGGTATTTCCTGTTGGGCAAATATGCGAAAGTCTGATCCAAGGAACCAAATCGAATTTAATCACCTATGTAATTACCGCCTCCAAATATGACCATGTTGGACCGGCTCTTTACGCAGTCCCCGGATTTGCAGACCGAGAGATTCTCCCCGGATGGGGAGATGGGGAAAATATTTCACAATTCTATCCCGCTGCCCCCTGCATTGTGGTCTATCCGAACGCAGGATTCGAGCAGTCGCTATTTTTCCCGAAACAAACGGGCGAGCTTTTCGTGCTTACGCCCTCCTCGACAACAACAGAGAAATACATCGGATATTCGTCATTTTCTCCCATCATCCCGTTTGATCCGGCAAAAATCCCATCTGAAGACCTTGGCAAGCCGCTCGCCGTGGGAGCCACCCCGACAGACTATAATGCGGAGATTCGAACCTACTACGACTATTGCACCAAGGGGATATTTTTGAAATGGACGGATGCTGCCGGTATCCCCTATTTATACCGATGGACGCAGGAATCTAAAACCGACGAAATGTCTGTGGAATCTACTTATCATCAACTCGACGATACGCTGACACCTCGCGACGTGCAGAACAAGACGCTGGCCAAACGCTATACCTTGCATAGTCGCATTGTTGAAAGGGATGTTTTCAACTTGTGCCGCACGATCCTCGGATGTCAGGATTTGTTTATGTACGACCCGGATGTGGGCAATTGGGTGCGTTTCATGGTTGAAGATTCAGAATCCGAAGACACGGGCGCGCCGATGCAAGATTTGGTCGTTGAAATAGTAAGATACGAATATCTATGACAACCTACGAACTATACATCAACAATATTCTGTGCGACCTTTCGAGCGACGAGGTCGTAACCCTGCTTTATCAAAGCCCTATATTTTCGAGCCTCGACAGCATCCAGTCGAACCGTTCCTACAATATTGCGCTGCCGCCTACGCCTGCCAATATGCGGGCTATAGGTCAGGCAGCCCGCCCGGATGTGAATGCTGACGCTCCGTATGTACGACTTCCGGCGATGTTGTATCAGGACGGGGTGCCGCTGTTCACGCAGGGATTCGCCGTGGTAACGGATATTGCGGATACGATCAATGTAACGCTTACGTGGGGCAACGTGGATAACTTTCAGCCTCTGTTTGATAACGGCCTGCGGGATTTGGGGCCGCAACTGGAAGAACTCGAAGCGGAGCGCATCGACTGGAACGAAAACACGACCATTTTAGAAGGAAATACGACCAATGAATACCCCGGCGTAGCGTTTTGGGGCGTGAATTTCGGAATGGGGTTGTCGAACCCCAAGTATTTGCACCCGTCCGTGCAGGTGAAAACAATTCTTTCGGCTATCGAAAAGTATAACGGGATCACTATCGACGGCAAGGAGCGGCTGGCGTACAGCAAGAATCTTGGGCCTATTATTCCGCTGGTGTCGAAAAATGCAGACTATGAACATAACTATGCGTACAAATCAAATGAAGAAAGCCCCATATCCATGAATTTGTATTTTAATGGACATGACCAAGCCGGTATCGTTGGGTTCCCATCCGGCACTATGGGGTTTAAGAACAATGGAGCAACAGCTATCAAAATATCAATTTCTTCTTCGGATGCCGATAAGTTTTATGTTAAATTTAATTGGCCGAGTTATGGTGAAGGGAAAGATGGTACTGCAACCATGTCTATATATGGCGTTCGTTATACGGGAGAGCGGGACGTATTATATAAGGAAACGTCCCCGTATAATACTAAAAATGGCAAAGTATGGTTTAGTGCTTTAGTACTTAACATAAATGGCGCATCCCAATATACAGGGTTTAATGTCAACTTCGAATCAACAGACGTCTTGCCCGATGAGTATCTTGTGGGCGACGTTTTAGTTTTCGGCGACTTTGACAACTTCGAAATTAGCTATCCGAATGCTTTTTATGTCGCCCCCAACCTACCCGACATCTCGCAAGGCGATTTTATCCTCGCCCTGATGTCCATGAACGGTCTGTTCGCCTATGCGGACAAGAATAGCCCGAACACGATCAAGCTGATAAGCATCGATGACATAATCGCCAATGTTCAGAAAAACGACATCATCGACTGGAGCGACCGGGTTATCCTGAATGACCTGCACCGAGTCGATATGCCAGACGCCTCGATGTTCACCATCGACGACCTCGCGCAAAGCAACATCCTCGACTACGACAACGACGACGATGTAAAGGCTGACACGCACGGCACCATCACGATCCGCAACGAAAACATCGAGAAAGAAACGGAGCTGGTGTCGCTGCCTTTCTCTGCATCTGAAAATGCAACGACGGACGGGGTAAATTGCGCCGTTGTGCCGATCTATGAGGATAACGGAAAAGGCGGCGCCAATTATTCGGAGTGCTCGCCACGGATATTATCGGGGCGTGGAGCGTTTATGTCGGGCATTGCCCGCTGCATCGGGGTATTCGATCCGTGGATGAGGTTCGGCGGCGAGGAAGGTATCGTAAAGACCCGATATTCATCCTATCAGAAAGTCGTTGACCGTCTGCGGATCATCACCATTCGGGCAAAACTCACGGCTCTCGATCTCTACAACCTCGACTACACGAAGCCGGTGTATATAGCCCAATTCGGGCAGATATTCGCCATATATTCGGTAGAAACAGGCGAAAACGACATCTGCGACTGCCAACTGCTGAAACTGAAAGTGGACGGAGTGGTGGCAGCAACGTATTATCTGCGCTTGGACGGCAAGAGTGAAGACAGCCAATGGGTTGCAGAAGCGGACGGCATTAACGGCACAGCGTATGCCATAACATCGAACGGAACGCCCTATATCGTCGATTACGATTCCCGTCTTTATGTCGATCTGTACGAGGAGGACGGCGATCTGTATCTGTCTATCTCCGCCCCCAAAAACGCCGGAACCGAGGAAATTAATTACGACCCTGTCATTCTGGGAATTCAGGAGAACGACGCCGTGCGCCGGCAGGTGGCAGTATCCCAGAAAGCAAAGTCGGCTTAATTTATTAACCATTTAACCCATATGAAGAAATATGGCACAGGACACTATCGACAAGATTATTAATATCCAGTTCAGATACTCGGATTTAATTAAAGGGTGGGAGGCCGCCTCGACAGCTATTGACACAGCAAAAGCCAAACTGCAAAAGTTCAAGGAAGCAGGAGATTCCGAGGGTGTTGCCAAGCAAGCGCAGATTATCAAAGCGTTGCGTACCGAGATGTCGGCCTATACCCGAGAGATTCAAGCCAATATCCGCGAAGAGGTTAAACTGAATGGCAGCGTCGAAAATTTACGAGCCGGTATTCAGAAATTAACAGCTCAATACAATAAATTGGGCCGAGAGGAACGGAACAATGCGAAAATCGGAGGAGAATTAAGCGCAAAAATCCGGGAGATGCAAACCGAATTAAATGAGGCTAACGCATCGTTGCTAAACTTTCGAGATAATGTCGGTAACTATGCGAGTGCGGCAAAAGGTTTTACTCCGCTTGCATTCCAAGTACAGCAACTCGCCCGGGAATTTCCGTCGCTCACGATATCCGCCCAGCAGTTTTTTCTGGCGATTTCCAATAACCTGCCGATGCTTGCCGATGAACTGACCCGGGCAAGGATGGCCAACAAAGCGTTGCGAGCCGAGGGGAAAGCGACTATTCCGGTGTTCCGGCAGGTTATTTCGTCCATCTTTTCCTGGCAGACGGCTTTGGTCGTGGGCATTACTCTGCTGACAGCCTACGGTAAAGAGATTGGAACGTGGGTAAAGGGATTGTTTACGGCCAAAGAAGCGGCGCTCTCTATGGCCGAGGCACAAGATAAGGTGAATGACGCTTTGAAGAAAGACGGGTACGGCATCGGTGAACAAATCGCCAAAGTGAAAGAATTGCAAATGCAATGGAGGGCTTTAGGGGACGATCTAAAGGTGCGAAAGCAGTTCATTGTCGATAATAAAGACGCATTCGACGATCTCGGGGTACAGGTAAACAATGTTAATGATGCAGAGAAATTACTTGTTGAACGTACCGATGATTTCATTCAATCTTTGCAATTGAGGGCGCAGGCTGCTGCGGCGCAGAAATTAGCATCTGAGCAATATGAAAAATACATAAAAGTTGTCGCAGAAACGGAGGATGATCTTGCCAAATCGGAACGATTAAGAGATTATTATATAAAACAAAAAGCAGAACGAGAAAAGATGTATGGCGGCCTAACGGCCGATATATATCAACGCCAGATACGAGCTTCGCAGGCAATGATAAACCAGCATCAAGCTGAAATAGATAAAATAAACGAACAGCGAAATGCGGCATTGGATACAGGCAGTATTTATACAAAATTGCAAGCGAAATATGAAAAACAGGCCCATGAAATCCTTGACGCCGCAGGCATTGAGGAGGCCGCCAATGATAAAGTAAATGAGAAAATAAAGAAAGGCATAACACTTGCGGAGCAGCGAGCCCGAGCAGTAAAAGCCGCGCGGGAATCCATCGTAAAAGACATTGCGGCAATCGGTAATGCTCTGGATAAAGAGTTGGCCGATGCTTTCAAGGCTGGAGATAGTGATATTACTAAAGGCTTCAAATCGCAATTAGAAGAGCAGGCGCGAAAGTATCAAAATAGGCTTACTGAAGCCGCATTGTCGGGCGGAAGTTTAGGGGTTGCAAAAGAAGCTATTACAATAGCCAAAGAACAACTGGCGCAGTTGGACGATATAGCCAGCAATGAAGAGCTTATCAATCGGTTAGGCTGGGACGATGTGGAGCTGCAACGCCAACGGCTCGACCTCCGTATGCAGATAGCGAACGCCGAACAGAGCATCGCCCGGGAGCAGGACCGCACAGCGCAAGAGGCAGCACGGCAGACGGCGCAAACTCTCAGCAAATTATCAGGCATGACAGGGGCCTTTTCTGCAATGTTCGATGCACTGGGCGGAGAGGGCGAACGTTATGCGGAATTTGCGAAAACATTGGCCGTATTTCAGGTTGTTTTAGCGCAGGCCGAAGCCATAGCCAACGCCGTAGCCTCGTCAGCTAAAGCACCGTGGTTCATGATACCGATAACTATTGCGTCAAGTATCGCTACGGTAGTCGCAGCCATTGCGCAAGCTACACAAATAACAGATTCAGCAGAGACCCCGAAATACGCCTCCGGCGGTCTTGTCACAGGGCCGGGCTCCGGAACTTCGGACAGCATCCCTGCAATGTTATCCAACGGCGAAGCCGTGATGACGGCCCAGGCTGTCAACGACTGGGGCGCAATGCTCTCGGCCATGAACGTGGCAAGCGGCGGAAACACCATCCAGGTATCGAATCTTCCCCAGCGCAACGACGGAATGAAGGGGATGAAAGCGATGATCCGTGAAGCTATGCTTGAAATGCCGGCGCCCATTGTTTCGGTGGTTGACATCAACAAGGGGCAGAAGCGGGTCAAGGTTCAAAACAGCCTCGGAAAATTGGGGCGAAAAAAATACAAATAATTATTGCACAACGTGCCGAAGGTTTACACCTTTGTCACGAACGCTTATGAAGATATAAGCCGCGGAATCATGTACGAAATAACACCTACATATCACCACCCTGTAGTGGCCGAATCTGCCATAAGCGCGAGTGCTTTGTCTAACTTAACACATCAAACTAATGGCAGTACAGGCATGTACCACTACGCTCGGGCGAGACATTCTCAATGATTGCAACGAGCCCCACGCAAAAGGCGTGGAAAAGTTTTTCTATTTCATCTCCCGGGATGCTATCGACTGGGACAAATCCACGCGCGAAGGCTTCGTGATTACCAACTTGGTGGCCCTGACTGGCAAGCGGGGTTACAAGGTCCGGAACCCATCGAATGAAACCCCGGCGATCACCATCACAGACCAAAACCCGAGCATCGACGCCGCATGGGACAAGGTTCTCCCCGTTACCCTTTTGGCTGACAGCCCGGAGAATGCCGCCGCAGTTCTCGGATTGAAGCAGGACAAATATGTCTGCATCTACGAGAACATGGAGAAAGGCGACGCGGGCAAACAGGCGTTCGGCGTCATCGGCTGGGAGCAGGGCGCGACTGGTGTAGATCTGAATATGGACAAGAGCGGAGATGTCGGCGGATGGACCGGCAATATCACCGAAACCGGGGCCCCTACTCCTAATCTGTTCTTCTACAAGACGGACTACGCAACGACGAAGGCGGCGCTCGAATCGCTGTGTTCGGCAGCGGCCTAATCATGCAGACGCAGGAATGGTATAGAGAGAGGGTTTCGGCCCCCTCTCTATCCGATGCCGACAAGTCTGTTATCAGGGCAGATTGGAAGCAGGTCACGGGCAAGGATTTCACCGCATCATTCAACGCCCGGTGCCCGAACTGTCATCACGATGCGGCAATACTAATTTTACGGACTATGAACAAGCAGGAAAACGGCGGATACATTCTTAAGAGGGGTGTCGCTTTCAGATACAAAGGCAAAGTATATACCGCCGACAATATCACAGCTCCGGCCGCTGAATGGTATATCTCGCAAGACCTGAAGCACCGAGACGATTTCGAAGTCCTTGCAAAGGATTACGACGAGTACGAGATAGTATCTTTCAATCGCAAAGAGGAATAATATGGCTGACGACAATATTCGCCACGTCAATTATGCCAGTGATTTCCGAGTGGTGTTTTCATTTCCAGACGGCCGACTCCCGGATTATCCTTGGCACATCGAGCTAAAGACACCGGACACCCCGGCGTATAATACTTATGTGGCCTCGTTTGACGGGTCAGTTTACAGGCGGTGCGTGCCACTTGAAGATAATTCCATTCTGGTGCTTGTGGATAGGCACCATCTTGCGCCCGGCATCCTGTGCTACCAGATGAAGCGAGATGTCCCTGACAGTCTATTCCCCGACGGTGAAATGAATATCACAACGCCGGGATGCACCAGCATTGAGTTGTGGAGTGGAACATCGGAAGAACTGCCCATTGAGCAGATCAATACGATCATTGCCACACTCAAAGGCGAGCCAGGAGACGCCGGACAAATAGAAAACATAACCGCTTCAGTTAATAATACAACCGGCGCACCAAACGTAGAAGTTCAACTTGGAGGCACCCCCGAAAAACGAACTATAGCTCTTAAATTTTCGGGGATCAAGGGCGAAACTCCCAAAATATCGGCCGACGAGGAAGGCAATATCTATTCTGACGGAGAGCTTGTGACCGCTGTCGTGGCGGAGGTCGTCGTTAAAGCCGACACCGCGTCCACCAACGCCGACCGGCAGGCTGCGCGTGCGGAATCTCTGGCCGACCACCCTCCGAAGATCGTAACGGTCGACGATACGAATTACTGGGCCTTCTGGGATGAAGAGGCGAACGACTATATGACCTCGTCCGTCCGCTCGGATGGCGGTCCGATCTTCGCCACGTTCGACATTGATCCGACGACAATGCTCCTGGGCGTGAATTATCAGTCCGGCTACGGCCACGGTTCCGAGTTTGAGCTTCAGGATGGGCATTTGTATTACAAAATTAACGACTGACAGATATGGCAAAGACAAATTTAGGGAAAGTAGGCCTTACGCCCAAAAAGGCGTATTCGGCGAGCATTACATACGAGCGCCTGGACTTCGTTACAGCGGGCGATTCGTCCTACGTTTCACTCCAAGACAATAACCTCGGACACCCGGTGACGGATGGGGCTTGGTGGCAGGTTTTGGCCTCCGGGGCCGCTTCGACGGAAGCCGCAACCGCCGCCCTCGACGCTGCCGCCAAAGCTCTCGAAGCCGCCGCAGCGGCCGCCCCCGTTGTGGTCAATGTCGAGGGTGCGGATGTCACGATCAACGTCGAAGGCAACCACAAATACATCTGCGGGGAGCTGACCTCGCTCAAGATCGGGACCGTGGAGAAGTCGGCCCGGACTTCGGCGATCTTCTTCACATCGGGAAACGTTGCCACGGAACTCACCTGGTCGGATGACCTCGTGGACATCATCGGCTACAAGACCCCGGCGCCGAATCGAGCCTACGAGATCAATATCGAGGAACTCCGCGCAATCATCGAGTAGCCATGGACCGCAGACGAAGTTTGTTGAAGATGGCCGCCTACCGGCAGGCCAAGCGGATGCAGCGTGGGGTGAAGTTGGGGTACGGAGAGAATCCATCAGTGAGTTCATCTACAAAGTTTACTATGCCCCCTGTAACTATTGGATTATCTGACTACTCGATAGAATATTTTGGTAATTCTATTGGCTCTATCGGCAGTAATCCCGCATATATGAAGACATCAGTAGGTGTAAGAGAATCTGGAGGAATACTTGCATGGGGATATGAAGATGGTAGTAACGGCGTGAACGTCATACGATTTGGTAATACATCAGATGGTGCATCTAATCAAGTATACCCGTATGTTAAGTTTGACAATGATGATCCTTTTCATTTGGTCATAACAAGGCAGGGGAATGAGATCAAGATTTATGTAAACAACGAACTGGCGATCGCTTGGGATACACGTGAGGTGCTTGATATGGGTGATATGGATCTGATTTTTGCCAACTCCTCGGACGTGGGCTTCGTCCGGGTGTGGAATATGTGCCTATCCGCTGACGACGTTACCGCGCATTACAACAACGGCGACCCGATGGGGTACGTCGTGCCGAAGGCGATGCGGGAGCTATTATCGGTAAATCTAATTGGTAGTAATTCTTTTACATGGGACGGATCTGATTCGCCTTATTACTATAATATAACCGGGAATCCTATAACCATCGGAAAATATTATAAAATCAATGTGACTGTTTCAGACTATCAATCCGGATCTCCGCGTATTTTCACAGGTATATCATATCCTATCCCTGCCCAAAATGGCACGTTTGATATTGTAGTTTATAACGAACGATATGTAAATAATTTCCCAATTTACGGTGGTAATGACGGTGATCCAAATAGACATTTAACTATTACCGTCAACAGCATCACCTCTGTCGGCCTCCTTGCCGAGTACCTGCCGCAGAATCTGATGGAGTCGAGAAAAGGACCGGCGGTTGAACCGAAAGCAAAAATCTATGAATTTAACATAGGTGATGAATATTATAAATCGGTTCTTACTCAAGCAAAATATCCTTATGATTGTATATATCGCGTAGACTATGTGGTTGATGAGTGGGATTACCAACCTAAACCAATGGGATCAGTAGGATTTTTGGGCCTTACCGGGGCAACTATTTTAACTCCGGATGGCCAAGATTGGAGTACGCTTGAAAAAGCTAAAGTAGGTGAATCTCGTACTCTTCTTGTTAAAATGCCAGGATCCGGAACTCCTGCCCTTTATATATATGGAGGTAATGACGATGAGACAGCAACGGCACGTCATCTCAAAGTAACGATCAAGGGGATCACTCCGGTGTCTGTCCCGATCTCCTGGCTCGACAGCGCGAAGCAGTTCCCGCTGAATGATGAATATCTTCCGCCGCTTTTGCAAAGCGACGGTGGGTATGACTTGACTGCGAACGGAACGCCGCAGATAATCATCAAATAAACCGAAAACAATGAACAACTACGCAAAAATGATCGACGGGCGTCTGAAGTACGCCCCTACAGCAATCCGAACCGACGAAGGGCTTGTTTGCAACCCGCGGCCGGACAAACTGATCCCGCTGGGATACAAAGAGGTGGTCTTCGACGAGCAGCCGGAACCGTCCGACCCTCCGAAGCATTACCGGGAGGTCTACACCGAAGAGGCGGACCGCATCCGGGTCGGCTGGGAAGAATACACGCCCGAACCGGAGCCGCAGCCCGATCCCGAACAGTTGCGGGAAATGGCCTACCGGGCCGAAGCGGATCAATATCTGATGGCCTACGAAGGCTATCTGGCCGAGGGCAAGATACTCGAAGCCGACGAGCAGAAGGCACTCTATCTTGCCAAGAAGGCCGAGATCAGGGAGCGATTCCCGGATAAGTAACTTGTCGGTCGAACTCTCGAAATACCACAAATATATGAAAAGACTTATCAATAAACTCATCGGATGGCTCAACGCCATCGCTAAAGACAAATACCAACACTTCGCAGTCGGGGCGGTCATCGCCTCCGCGGCGTTGATCGTGGCCGTGCCGTTGGGCGCCTGGTGGCGGTGGCTGCCCCAGTTGGTGTCGATAATCGCCGTCTTAACGGCCGCCGTTGTCAAGGAGCGCAAGATCGACCCGAAAGCCGACATGCAGGACATTCTATGGACGCTCGCAGGAGGAGCCGTAGGATGGGTGGTGTTCATCGTGTTTACCCTAACTGCGAGATAGAATGGACTGGACTACGATCATCATTTCCTTGGGCGGGGCGTTGTTGACTGGCGGCGGAGCCTTGTCTTTGCTTTACTATAAAGAAAATCGTCGGGCCAAGCAGATCGACAACGAAAAATCCGTCGTCGAGGAGTGGCGCGGGATCGCCGAAGAGCGAAAGGCCCGTTGCGACGAACTCAAGGAATCACTTGCCCGGAAGGATGCGAAGATCGACGCCCTGTACAAGGAGAATTCCGAGCTGCGCAAACGAAACGACAAACTATCCTCTGTGAATACTGCGCTGTCGATTCTCAAATGCAAAGTCCTGGGATGCGACAAGCGCCAGCCACCGTTCGGCAAGAATGAAAACTATGAATCGTGAATTAAGATGACTTTAATAAAAAAGAATATGACACCGCGAGGATTAAGAAACAACAACCCGCTGAATATCGAGAAAACAAAGAGTGGCAATCCTTGGCAAGGAGAGATTGTACCGTCGAAGGACAGTCGTTTCGCGCAGTTCACAACAATGGCCTACGGGTATCGGGCTGCATTCAAACTGCTGAACAATTACCAGCGCAACTATGGGCTGGATACCATCCGGAAGATGATCGGCCGCTGGGCGCCCAATAACGAAAACCACACGGACACCTATGTCCGTACCGTGGCGGAGAGATCGGGCGTACCAGCCGACAGTCGAATCACCACGACAAACCGGGATGTGATGGTGCCCATTGTGGCGGCGATGTCGTTTGTGGAGAACGGCGTTGATGCCAAGATGCTCGACGTACAGGCCGGATGGGAACTATTTATCAAAGGATAAAACGTATTATTATGGGAATCAACTTATACAACGAAGATTGCCTGATTGGAATGAAGCGTATCCCCGATGCAAGTGTGGACTGCGTGCTGACCGACCCGCCGTACTTGTACCTCAAGAATCAGAAACTCGACCGTTCTTTCGATGAGCAGGCGTTTTTTGCAGAGGTAAAGCGGATTTTGAAAAAAGATGGATTCATCGTAATGTTCGGACGCGGAACCTCCTTCTATCGCTGGAATACGATTTTGGCAGACCTTGGATTCAATTTCAAAGAGGAAATCATCTGGGATAAATCTTATATCTCATCCCCATTGATGGCGATATCTCGTGTGCACGAAACCGTCTCGATATATACGAAGGGGAAGGGCACGATAAATCGCTGTAAGGTACCTTATCTGGAGGCGAAAGCGCATAATATTGACTCTATTATCGCTGACATCAAGCGATTATGCACTATTTTTCATAATCCAAAGTCATTAAAGGCCGTAGAGGATTTTTTGACACAAAATAAACTAAAATACGAGCCAGATAAACGCCGCAGATGTCACGTAACCGCGCAAACAGGCTTTGGCAGCGAAGATCGAAATGCCGCTGTCATGCGGGCAATGAGCGACGGATACACGGAAAAAAGTATTATCCGATCCGATTTATATAAATGTAGTACATCCAATAAACATAATTTTCACGGTGATATGAGAGTAGGCGATCGATCATGTAATGTGATGCAATCTGTCGAGTTCGGTCAAAGCGAGAAATCCATCATCAAACAGCCCCGCGATCACTATGCAACGATTCATCCTACGCAGAAGCCTGTGCGGCTGTTGGAACGCCTGCTTGCGCTCGTAACCAAAGAGGGCGATATAATACTCGATCCGTTTGCAGGTTCGGCCTCGACGGCCATTGCCTGCATGGATACGGGGAGGGATTTCATCGGATACGAGATCGACAAGGAGTATTATGTCAGAGCGATGGGTCGAATTTCGAAACACCAACCGAAATTAGGTTTACAAACGGCATGAAAAAATATCTCTTCATCGCCCTGCTGATAGTTAGCGGGTTGTTGTGGCTGCAAACGGTGCGGTTGCGAGGTGAACGGTCCGAGCGCAAGCGCGTCCAGTCCAACAACGAGGTATTGACCGACAGCGTGGAGTTCTACCGGACGGCCAGCGGCAAACATGCCGCATCCCGGCAGATACTTGAACTCCGAACCGGAGAACTGGAGCGGTACAATGCGCAACTGGCCGCGCAGATCCGGGAGCTGCGGATCAAGGTCCGGCGGCTGGAGGCGGCGGCCACGACGGCCACGCGGACCGAGGTGCAGATCACGGCGCCCCTGGAACCCGCAGACCCGCAGTCGTCGTCAGCATGGGAGAAATACGGCGCAGGGGTGCGGAGGGCTGCCGATTCGGTAAAGACGGCCCTTAACCGGAAATTCCCCGGACTGCCGAGCGTTCCCGAAGCGAAGGTTTTCAGATGGTCGGATCGCCATGTGAGCGTGGACGGCATAATCCGGGCTGATTCGGTGAGTTGCCAGGTTGTAAGCATCGACACACTCCAGCAGATTGTCCACCGGGTCCCGCGCCGGTTCCTGTTCATCCGATGGGGCACGAAGGCAATCCGGCAAGAGGTTGTATCGTCGAATCCGCATACCAACATTATCTATACCGAGTACATAGAATTTAATAAAGGAAAGCGATGAAAATCATCTACAATGACATTATTCCATTCCCGGGATTTGCCGCCATAAACCTATTCGGGGTAATATTCGCCCGCAAAAAGTATCGCCCGCTGTCGGAAACAACCGTAACCACGAAGCAATCCATACCGAGCAAATGAAAGAACTGCTGTATGTGGGATTCTACCCTCTGCTACCTTGTCGAATGGATCGTGCGGCTGTTCATGAAAGGCAACGCCTACCGTAATATCTCCTTCGAAAGGGAGGCGTACAACTGCCAGCATATCCCCGGATATGCGCAAATAAGGCAGCGGTTCGCACAATGGCGATAAATTAATGTCTCTTGGGGATGGACATAAAAAGTCCCCAACGCCCCTCTTCATTATTCCACTAATGTGTGCCATACGCACCGAGCATTGAGGACTATTCCTTGATCCGGTGCGTATGGCTTTTCATTAGTGGATAATCAAAGTTAAAACAAATATTTGAGATGGAGATGCGTAAAACAGAGCTTTTTGCACAAATACTTAAAACCGTTGCAAATGAAACGGAATTGACACCTGAGCAAATCCTTTCGTGTTGTCGCACCGCCGAAACGGTCGATGCCCGTTATATACTCGTCCATCTGTTAAGACGCGAAGGCATGTACATCAGCGAGATCGCCCGCATGATGCATTTCTCTCGCCGAGGTATCGAAAAAATGCTTTCTCAGTTCGAGGACCGCCTCTCTCAAAGCGGACACATCTTCAAAGTGACCTTTGAACGCATTGCGAACAAAGTGCGCATAGCCTTCGAATCATCCCGTTGACCACCCTGCCGAGCCTGGCCACCTTTGCATTGTAGCTATAATACAATGCTACCTCAATCGCTGAAGAGGTAAGAGGCGGACGAAATCATGTATATACATGGAAGCAGATTATTTAACGTCGGGCGATCTGGCTATGTGGGAGAGCAATCGCCATTGCTACAAGCACCGCGACGGCATGGCCGCCACGGGTATCGGTCTGGCTGCCGGTCTGGGCAGCGGCGCACTCCTTCTGGCTGCAGCCGGAATCTGGGGCATTAACCAGGCATCCAAAGCTCGCAGCGAGGGTGCAAGCAAGGCCATCGACATCCTCGCCCAGACGCAGCTCCAGGAGCGCGTTTCGCGTGAGGGCTGGCAGAACAACCATGCACCTACGATCAGCCAGTACGTTGATGTACGGGCAGGTGCAGGCGCCGGGGCAGGCGCTAACGCGCTGTCGAACGCCGAAGCAATCGCGCTGGCTCAGGCGATCAATGGCAATTCGGGGCTCAACTCCGCCATTGGAGGGTGCAATTTCCTCCGCGTGGCGAGGTATTCCGCCCCGCAGCCTTGTGGTTGCGACACGTGCCAGGGTTAGCCCTTCCGGGGTGGGGCGGGAATCCGTCCCACCCTTAACCCTTAAAACCGCTACGATATGCTATTCGCTAAAAAAGAGTATCACAATATGGACACAATCCGCACAACATCCAAAGACGCCCTGAAAAGATCGCTTATGCAGATGTATCAAGGTGATGTGGCCACGATGGAGCGGATGTATGATTTCTACATGAAAGATATGGAGAAGGTCCCCGATTTCGACCCGGTACCGCCATCGATGCTCCAGCAGGCAAAAACAACCATCGGGGAGCTGTTCGGATGGGCCGATGCCAATCAGGAAAAACTTGTGGGAGCTTATAACCTTTTCCGGGCGATGAAAAGCGGAGAGCCTATAAGCGCCGTTAGTGCTTCCGCTCCCGTCGCAGATGTTCCACCTCTACCGAAATTGTAAGCCATGCAACCCTATAAGATTGAAGTATACATATATGCTGAATCCGAGCAGGAAGCCCGTGAAGTGCAGCAGGCAGCCTATGATTTCGTGAACGAGAACTACCAGCATGGAGGACTCGTCACGGCATCCAAACTCAAAGACCTGCTCGTAAAATACAAGAACAATTTTTTCGTGCAAAACTTTCTGAAACGATGAGTGAGACTACGAATCCCCAGGAGACGCGTCAACCGCGGAACATCTTCGATCAGACACTGTTCGGCGTGCAGGTAACCAATGACAACATAGTCGCAATTCATGCCCGTATGGACAACATGGAGGCAAAAATCAATGCGATATATGATGCCCTCTATCCAACATCCGAGCCTAACGTTCCCGGCGCGGATGACAAGAATAAGACAGTAGGGAACAATACCTAATAAATTCATATCCATGAGTTGTAACAAAATTCAAGCGGCAGTTATTACGCCTGTGCTGGCTGCCGGATCGGTGACCTCGCCGTACTTCTACCAGGTCAACATCACCCAGCGGCTTTGCTTTCCGACGTGCGCAGACAACATTCCGGTGTTCAATCCGCAGTTCTCGCGCAAATCGTTGTCCCAGGTTGGGACAGGACGATATGTGGCCACCATCCATGTCGAGGGCATCATCTCCTATGTTCCGTGTAACGGCGGCTGCGGATGCACCAAGCAGCAACCTCTCTCGCAGGATTTCACGATTCCTATTCAGTCGGCATCGACACCCACCGTAACCATCGAGCAGGGAGCCGCGATGAACGCCGTGGCGGCATCAGCCTGCCAGCCGTGTAGCCGGACATTTGTATCGGAGACGCCGATCACCGTAACGGTGGCTACGGCCGCAGCACCAACAGCGTAGCGGTATGCTGTGGATAGCCCTATTCGCAATGGTGTGTGCAACCATAGCACAACACCTCGGACTGGCTGAAAAGGTAGCACAAATCGGCAACCAGATCATGGAATGCCCGAAATGCCTATCGTTTTGGACCGTATTGGGAGTGTTGCTTTGCTACGGGTGTAACATTCTCCTTGCGATAGGGCTATCTTTATTGGCTGCCTATGCGGCTAATTGGATGGGATTTGTATATATGGAATTGAACAATATCTATTCAAAACTATGGCAAAGAACAACAAACAAATCGAAAACGGAACCCCGAAAACGACGGAAACGCCGATAACAATAACTAATGCTCCGGTTCTGATTGGAAGCTACAAACCGCTTCCCCGCGTTCCGGCGTGTAAAAACTGTTGAAACATGACTTCAATCGAATTAAAAGAACGCTATGGACGGCTGCATGACAAGGTGGCCAGAATGGACGATGAACATGCAGAAAAAGTGTTCATTGGAGCCCAGATGTGGGCATTCGGTAAGATAGCGGAATCGTCGCCGACTGTTGCCGAAATATGGCTCGGGAAACTGGAGGCTGTCTGCTGGAACAACTACTTGTCAGATGCCGAGGCAAAGATGATCGCCGCGAAGCTCGTAAACCAAGACGGAAACACCGGAGCAAAATGGAGCAAGGACGCATTCCTGCAAACCGTGGAAAAGCTGGACGGGGAGGTCGAAAAGGAGCCGTATTACAACGACAATGCCCTATGGGTTACGGCTGTAATGATATACAGCGATCACGCCAAGAGTATCGCCGAGGATATGGGACACGCTTCGCCGGCTGATATTCCGTCCGAAAAAATGGCGCGATCTTGCTACCGGAAAGCCGTGGAGAAACTCTGCGACAAGGATCGGAAGCACTTTATCCGAGAGTATTTCGAAGATGAACTGACGTAGAAAAAACGTCCTCGCATTAATTGCGGGGACGCTACTTTGTTATGAATGACGAAATGACATACTGGGTATCGCAACTCGAAATAAACGAGTGCTCGGCGCCGTTGTTCGCTTTGGTGATCGCAAAGATCATGGAGGTGATGTGATCACTCCAAAAGTTTGACCAAATCAACTTTCATATCCTCGTCGATGTCCCGATAGCGGGCGAATGCCTTGCTGCCTTCCTTGTGGCCGGATAATGACCCTACCAGATTGGGGTCCTTGACTTTCTTATATAGATTGCCAACAAAGGTACGACGAGCCATGTGAGAAGAAGCTACATCACACAATGGCTTTTGCTCAGCCTCTCGCGTCAATGGATTAAGAACTGTTACTAAGCGATTTATACCTGCTATCTTAAAGCATTCCTTCATGTAATCATTATATCTCTGAACCGATATAAACGGCAGTAACGCCTTCCGATCCATATCCTTATATTTTTCCAATATTTCTTGAGCAAGGCCGTTCAGCGGAACCCGAACCGTAACCGGGCGTCCCTCTTTCGTCTTTCGGGGAATGTATTCAATAGCACCTTTTATCACGTTGTCTTTGGTCATTCTGAGCAAATCACCAACACGACATCCGATCAAGCATTGAAATACAAAAATATCTCTAACGATACTTAAAGTAACAGTAGGCATATTGCTATTGTATAACTTATTACGCTCGTCGATACTTATATATATCGGAGTTCCGTAGATGGCTGATTTTATCTCATGCTTCTTAAAGGGATCATTGGTTGTTATGTCGTTTTTTAAAGCCCATATCACAAATGTCCTAAATATGGACATTCGATCTGATATTGTATTTTGCCCGCGGGCCTTTGGCAGGTCTTTATTCTTTAGTCCTTTGTATATTTCGGGATACTGTTCGACATATCGAAATTCATTCTTCAAAAACGATTCGAAATCATCAAGAGTATCTGCTGTAAGATCATCCAACGACAAAGAGAAAGACGGCGATTTTATTTGGCAAAAACGCTCAAACCTCCATAGCATCCCTTTGACGACATTAAACATAGCTATTCGCTGGTCGCTGACATGATGCCTGGAAATAAAGTCGTCCCATAAGCCGAAAAAACTACGGGATGAATGGCCGCCAATTTCAGTATCCTTGCATAAAAAGCCTTTAATGGCGGCGTCAAGCCACCCTTTTGCAATAGGCAGCTGCCCGGAGCCCGCATCTATAAAAGCCGACATTATCCACGCTTGTAAATCAGATATTTGTTGTTGAATACTACCCAGGCTTTCAATAATGGACCGTTGATCGGGCGACATTATCCGAAACCGGGGAATATTTATTTGCTGCGCCCCGTCATCCCAATACTCAGGTTTGATAAATATCCCGGATTTTGACCTCTGATTGATTCTACCATGACAAAACCGCACGAGGATTTCGCGCGTCCCAAATATTTTGTTTTCTTTTTTTGACAAAGAGAGGTAGATCGTAGCCATTTTTGCGTAATTTTGATTTACGCAAATATAAATAATAATACCTGGGAGGACGTCAAAATTGGCGAGATTTTGGCGAGTAAAACAATTTTGAATGACATAATAACCCTTTCAAGCTATTTTGTGCCTACGATCAAAATGCTGATTTACAGAAAACATAAAATCAAATGATAGCAATATGATTTCATTCATTTTCAATATATCAGACCTCGGACCCGCTACAAGTAAAAGGAAATAAGCGGCTATTAATTAGCCGCTTATTGTTTTTAAACCATCCAGAACTGGCGAGCTTTTGGCGAGTTAGCCATTTTTCACGGCTTTTTGGATTTGATTGCAAGGACATCTTCCCGCAAATATAAATCTTTTCCTCCGACCTCACAAGGAACGAGATATTTCTGCTTCTTCCACCTTGAAAGCGTCGAAGGGCTGACATTTAAAAGTTGCAGAACCTCTTTGCGAGTACAGTACTCTATTTTATCGCCGATAGCCAATTTCATCGCAGACACGGTTTCCATTGCGATATTACGCCCCACCCTATGAGCAATGTCTTCAGCGAAATCTCTCAAATCGGCCGCGCTCAAGGTCAGCGTCACATTGAGAGGGCCTTCCTGCATAACCTGACTTATTAACTTATTGTCCATATATATATCAAAATAAAGGCAGTTCTTGCTGCCATCCGTCAATATGTTCCCGTAAAATCTTTTTGAAGGTTCGCCATAAATGCGGCAATGACCTATGTTTTTTGAAGTGATATTTGAAGTCGTGGTCGTATTTGGCCCCGAGTTTCCGATCCGTGTCCACAATAAGCTGCACCAACCGCGCTCTCGAATAGCTTATATGGACCTCGGAATCGTCCCGCTGGCCGCCTCTGCGTTTTTCTTTCTGTTCGCCCATTGTTTTTCCCGAATTAATCACTACCTTTACGTTGTCGGCGTTAGGGGTGATCTTTCGGGATTGCCTCTTTTTTATTTCCGCAAAATCAGATCTTCATTTTCCGGCAATTCATATCTTTTGCCATTCAAAATTTCGGTACATCTTTGGTTTCCCGCCTCAACGTCCGTATCGCCCGG